AAGTCCTGATGGTGCTGGAATACTTGATTCTAAAAAGTTTCCTAAAGTATATGATACTCCTGCTCCAACAGATTGTGAGTTACCACCTCTAGTAATGTCAAAAGCAACTGCATCAATAATAATTCCAAGATCTCTCTTACATTTCGCTCTTCCAGTTTCTACTCCGACTGGACCATAATCAAAGTTTAGTCCAGATATACCAAATAGACCATCTGTCGATGTAATAAAACCTACAATTTCTTCAGTAATAAATTCTTTATTTCTTACTAATAGATTTGCAGCATCAAAAAATCTATCAGTAATTCCTGGATTTCCTTTCGATGAAAGAACAGAGAAAGCATATCCAACGTGATTATTTGCATCAATAATTTCTCCACGAATTCTTAAATCACCATCAATATCTAAGGTTCTAGTTGGTATTGTTGTTCCAATACCAACAATTGGTTCAATATTTTTGACTAAATTACCATCTAATCCAAATACTGAAGTTATACCAAGACTCTCAAACTTAGCTAATGTTGCGCCAATACCAACATCTAATTTATTTGTTGTTGTAATTCCAGTTACAAGAAGATTTTCAATTTCCGAATCAATTACATCTTCTCTGGAAATAGTTGCAAATCCGATGAAAGCATCAGTTATAGTTGCAAATCCTACAGTTCCAACTCCGATGAAAGCATCAGTTATAGTTGCAAAACCAACTGTAGCAAATCCAACAAATGCATCAGTGATTGTTGCAAAACCAACTGTAGCAACTCCAACAAATGCATCAGTGATTGTTGCAAACCCAATTGTAGATACACCTACAAATTCGTTTGTAATAGTTGCAAAACCAACTGTAGCAACTCCAACAAATGCATCAGTGATTGTTGCAAAACCAACTGTAGCAACTCCGATGAAAGCATCAGTGATTGTTGCAAAACCTACAGTAGCAACTCCAATGAAAGCATCCGTTATAGTTGCAAATCCAATTGTAGAAACACCTACAAATTCATTAGTAATTGTTGCAAACCCAACTGTAGCAACTCCTATAAATGCATCAGTGATTGTTGCAAACCCAATTGTAGAAACACCTACAAATTCGTTTGTAATAGTAGCGAATCCTACAGTAGCAACTCCTATAAATGCATCAGTGATTGTTGCAAATCCAATTGTAGAAACACCTACAAATTCATTAGTAATTGTAGCGAATCCTACAGTAGCAACTCCAATGAAAGCATCCGTTATAGTTGCAAATCCAATTGTAGAAACACCTACAAATTCGTTTGTTATAGTGGCAAACCCAACTGTAGCAACTCCAATAAAAGCATCCGTTATAGTTGCAAATCCAATTGTAGATACACCTACAAATTCATTAGTAATAGTTGCAAAACCTACAGTAGCAACTCCAATGAAAGCATCCGTAATAGTTGCAAATCCAATTGTAGAAACACCTACAAATTCATTAGTAATTGTTGCAAAACCAACTCTCAATTCTCCATTAATATCTAAATCAAACTCTGGTTCAAAAGTATTAATACCAACTAAACCCTGACCAGTAATTACAAAATCAGTGTCATTTTCAGTAGATTTTAATTCAAAATCATATATTGGCTGTTCAACTCCAACTCCTATGAATCCATCCTCAGTAATATATACTCCTTTTTTACCATTATTTACTTGAAAATTTTGTATAGGATTTGTTACCCCAATACCAAAACTTCCAAATCCTGTAGCTACAATTATAGAACTTCCAGATGATACTTGTAAAAGTTGTACTGGATTAGTAGTTCCAATTCCAACACCACCAGAAAATATTCCAATACCTCTTACATCTAGTTCTTGAAATGGTGCTGTTGTACCAATTCCTACATCACGTCCTACTAGTACATCTTTATCACTATATACACTTCCAATAACATCTAATTTATATTCTGCTGATGTTGTACCAATTCCAACACTTTTATCTACAGCGTTAGCATATAGGGTATCTGTTCCAACACCTAAACCAACTTTAACTTTGAAAAAATTGTCTAGTATTGACATTTAATTCTACTGCTCCATTATAGAGATATTTATGAAACTCTTATTATAAAAGCTAAAGCATAATATGGTGGAAGATTTTTCCCGACTCCAGACTCACCCCTATCAAGGACTGCAATGTTAGTAAGGTTTGGTGAAGCCTGTCCTTCTACTGAATTTACTGAATCCCCTTGCCAATCATCATCAATAATATTTGCTAAAGCAGCATTTATACCAAAAAAATTATCAAAGTCGTCTGGTAGTGCTCTTCCTGATAATCCGTGAGAGTGACCTTCATCATTTAAACCATCTCTAATATCATGATTGTGTTCAACAACAACTGCATCTGCTGAACCACCAGTAGCATCTGGATTGTAAGCACTACCAGCACCAACAATAAATCTATCTCTTAAGTCAGGTCTACCACCATTTCCATCACATAATTCCCATCCATTTAGAGTTGTTATATCGTCAACTGATCCAGACCACATAACAATTCCACCAATAGGTATTATTCCTGAACCAACAAATGTAGTTGCAGTAACAATTCCTGAAGAATTTATATTTTTAGAATTTATTTGTTCTTTAACAATTAAATTTTCAGTTGTTATTGTGTTTAAAACCTCTAGAGTTTTTGCAGTAATTTTTGCAGTAGAAGCATCTAAATCTGAATTAACTACAAATTTTGTTACATTTAACTCATCAGAAAAAGTTGTTTCGCCACCAGTAAGATTTTCAGTAGCAGGAACTGATATAGAAACCTCTTCTCCAGTTAGAGCATTAATTCTCTTCCTACCAATAAAGAATTCTCCATCACTATTCATTCCAGTATATAAAACTAATCCACCTTTACTAGGTAAAGATTGAGATATTAAAGATTCATCCTCAGTTAAAACTCTATCCTGATTTGTTGGTAATCCTGTGGAATAATTACCTGGACCAAATCCAGTGTATTCAAATGTGTGACCTGAAGCACGTAGAATTGAATTTCTTCTCAATTCTATTGGAAGTGGATTTATTTTTCTAACTAAAACATTTGGCTTATGTTCATCTGGTTTTGTATTAAATAATCCTCTAACTATATTTAAAGTAGATCCTGCTATAGAGGATATATACATAATTTCTTCTTCAACTTGTATATAATCTCCAGGGAAAAATCCTATAGATGATATAAGTCTAATTGAAGTATCATTAGAAGTAATTCCACCACTAGCACCAGTGGAAGATCTAACATAAACTCCAGTGAATAATGGATATTGTCTAGATGATAAATTTTCTGCAGAAGAATTACTATCTCTGAATGATGGAGATAATGATACTTCGTAAACATTGTCACCATTTTGAATAGATGATATAGAAGATGCATCTGCATCAGTTTTAAATATCCTTAAAGATGGTGTCGAAACTACATTAAATGATTTATTAATACGTGGGAAATAAACTTTACTTCCAACATTTAATGAATTTCTTTTAGATGTTGTTATTTTTCCGTCTGTATTGATGGAAGAAATAGTATTTCTTGCTCCTGATGGTATAAAAATTGCTGGTGAACTGGATTCATCAGATCCAGATGAATTTTTATAAGTAATTGTATTAGGAGTTATACTTACAATTTCAAAAAATCCATTGTTGTCATTATGTTTTGCATTAAATATTTGAATACCATCAGTAACAAAGTTTAAAACAGAAGCTACTCTCAATACAGCCACTGCACCTTCTGTTGATGTATGTGGAATACCTCTAACTTTAACAATACTTTCTTGTTCATATCCACTTCCAGGGTAAGAAACATTTGCACTAGTTACTTCTCCACCACTAACAGTTATATCAACTTTTGCCCCTCTACCTATAGTAGAAGAATCATTAGGACAAACTGGTATATCATACCAAGTCCCATCTATAAAACCAGTTGCAGATTGAGCAGATAAGGGGACAATTTGTTGAATACCTCTTAATCCGTGATTAATTTCTGTAGTTAAAGTACAATTTGATCCTGATAAACTTATATTAGTAACTTTATTAGAAAGTCCATAATCTTTTAAGAATTCTATAGTCGATTCTTTTGTAGTACTATTTTCGATATCATTAACTTCTACTTTTCCAATAGTTTTTCTAGATGCAACTGTACTTGTTTCTAGAGGATCTGCTATAGGATTATCTACATCAATTTGAGGATATAGATTTTCAATGCTTTGGGAGAATTTTATACTTGAGTCATTGAAAGGAGATACAGATGGAGTATTTGTAAAAGAATTTAAAGTTGCGTAATAAACACCATCCGAAGATCCTGGAGAAAATTCTTGAATAGTATCAACTTTAAAGCATTGATATGCTGATGGAACTTCCTTACAAATAAAATAAGGAAGATTGCTTCTAGAACTAGAATCAACTGTATATGGTGGAGATCTGAAAGTTGAAGAATCACAATTTCCTTGATCTAACCAATTACTTGCAGATCCAGAAACAGTTGAAATTCCACCAGGACTTACACCGCTTGGTAAAGAATATGAAAACTGAGTTTCGCTCTCAACAGAAGAAACTCTAAATGATCCATTGAATCCAGTTCCTGATCCTAATCCAACTGGGTTTGGTTCATTATCGCTTTTTAAATTATAAACTTCAACTAAACTATTTACACTCAATTTATGTGGATTTCTTGTAATTACATTTGCAGTTCCTGAGGATTCCCAAGCATCTATAATTATATTTTTATTTCTAAATTCTTTTAATGACGTTAATTCTTGTTCTGAAGAATATACAGAAGATAAATCTGAAGAAGTATTTTGAATAATGAATCCTGTAGTTGGTTCTGAAGAATTTTCAAATTCTTTAGGAATTACTATTCTTGCTCTATAAGACTTATCGTCTCTAGAACGAGTATCAATTATTCTCTTCAATGAAAAAATATAATCTTGATCTAAATTAGATATAAAATTACTGTTTGCTTCTATTTCAACATACCATTGAGTATTAGTATCGTCCCACTTAATTGGTGATGCAACATCATTTGGTGATCTATCTTTTACTTTTGTTACTAATTTTAAATTTTCATTAGCAACACCATTTTCATTTTTTATATCTAAAACAACATTACTAGTTGAGTTTAAAAAATTGGATGAAATTTTTAAAGTATTGTTAACTGCATCAATGTCATTGTTTACAAAATAAACTTTGTTTGGTTCTAGTCCATCTGGAAGATCACCATCTTTTGATATTACTCTAACCTTTTGACTAGTGCTAATACCAGAGTTAGTTCCAACATCAAAACTTGAAGATAATGTTATAGTTCCATCTGTTGTATCAATACTACTAATATTAAATTCTAATTTATTATTTGGGGAAATTGTAGCTGAGTATTCAGTTCCAGATACACGATAAAAAATTTGATCAGAATCTTTTGCACCAACAGTAAAATTTCTAAATTTATTGCTTGGAGGATCTAATAAACTATTAAAATCTTTTAAGTATACTCTTGTGTTACCATTTGCAGATGCTTGAGCAGTAGTAACTGTACGATCAATTGCAATACATCTAATTTCATCTTCATTAATAGAAATTTCTTTTGGAGGTATGATATGTGTAATGTAACCACAATTATCTTTAGGTAATGTAAAGTCTCTAAAACCATCAGAGAATAAAGAAATTGCTCCAAAGTTTGAATTAGAATTCGTTATAGATTGATCTCCACCACTTTCAGCAATAAATTGTTTTGCATATCCAATTGCGAAAATACTTACACACTGAATAAAGGCATTATTAGAAACTTTTATATGATAGCTTTCATACTCTGGACGATATCTTGATCTTGAATCTTGATACAAAAATTTACTAGTTCCAAATGCACTTTGGAACTGATAAGTTCCAGTATCCTCATCATATAAAACAAAAGCATTATTATCTTTTTGTAAAGAGATTCCAGTGAACTGAGCTGTAACCATGCTCTTGAATCCAGTAGCCTTAGATCCATCTGCGTGAAGTCCACACATTCCAAAAACAGATCTTAGACTACAATTGAATACATATGGAGATGCTGATGATACAGTATCAGATACTATAGTAACAGAACTTCCATCATCACCAGAAACTATTGTAGGATTTAAAGACGATAGTGGCGTATTAGGAACTCTATAAGTAAATACTGTATCACTAACAATCTGAGCTACAGTAAAAGGTCCATTGTATTCTGCTCTCTGTTCATCACTTCCACCAACATTAGATATTAAAATTGAAGCAAATGGAGATAATCCGTGATCAGTAGTTGTAGTTACAGTAATAACATTAGTACCATTTGAACCATCTCCTGAAAATACACTAGAAATTTCAATAGATCCTTGACCTAAATCACCTACAATTTTATTTTCTTCTGGATTTGGTTGGAGGTTATCATAACCATCGATGATATTTGGAGATCCAGCAGCATTTCCATATCCTAAACTGATCTTATAATAATACATTTCAAGATCAGTTTTATCAAGATCAACTCCACCTTTTTTCTGTTTATTTTTACCGTCAGCGTATTCAAAAGCTGTTAATTTGTGGTGGGAATATGATGGTACAACTTGTGCTGTTGAAGATGGACTTGAAAAAACTGTTCCGTTAGGATCCCCGTCTAATATACTAAATCCAAAAATATAACATCCACCAGTTAGTCTGAAAATTGCAGATCTATCAATTAAATCATCACTTGGATTTGGTACATACTTAGGACGAATTTTTGTTTTTCTTATATCTTCTGCAACAATTGAAACTCCTCTAGGAACTATAACACCACCTTCTATACTATTATAAGTATATAAAACATTATTAGGATCCTCAATATCAAAATTACTTTCCAATGAAAGTTCTTCAATTGCTGTTATAGATCCAGAAAAAGTTTTAATTGTTGTTTCTTCTACATAATAACCTGGACGATTATCAATATAATGATCTCCAGGAGAAAGAACGATTGTAGTTTGATTAAATATATCGTTATTTACGCCAGTTAAATAGGAAAATCTAACAGCTTCAAGTAAAGCTCTTTGAATTGTTTTGAATGGCCTTATAGCAGAGTTACCTCTATTGTCAATAGAATCTGTTGCATCTAACTGCCCCGAATCTACATAGAGAACAGTGCCCTTTAAATTTTTCAGAAAATTTTCTAATCTAGCTAAAGCCATTCTTAGATTATCCTACAATATTTCTTCTGTCTTATTTATCAATAAATAAATTCATTAGTATTTAAATTATGGCAATCAGTACTCAAACTCAAGACTTAATTAACTTTTACAATCAAAAGAAATCTTTAGATAGTAAGCAAATAGAACAGATCAATTTTGTACAAAAAGGATATACTTTAAAAACAGGTATTGGGGAAACTGAAACACTTAGGATTTGGGGTCAAGATGAAATTATAGATAACTATACATTTTCAATTAAAAAATTAGACACTAAAATATTAGAACTAAATTCTGATATTGTTGTATTGCAAAGAGAAATTTTAGATTTAGGTGAAGCTGCAAATGCAGTTGGTTGCGGAACAACTGGAATTTTTGAAGATAGTCCACCAGGGTTTACAACAGTCACTGTATTTAAGGATCAACTCAAATATAAGGGATATACTTATAGTGGAGATAATCCATTTGAAGGAACTGAAGGTGATATTACTTCAGAAAATATTGGAATAGGAACTTTCAATGAAGTTGTACAAGTTTCTATAGGAAGTTATTTTGGACCAATTAATCAATGTAATGATTTACTTTGTTTAATACCTTCTAATTCTTGTGCAGGATTTGCTAATTCAATATCAGAATTACAAAATCAAATTCCACCAATAAGAAGTGAAAGGGATGATTTAATCGAAACTGTAAATTTTTTAAAGAAAGGTAGATCTGATTATGAACTTCAAAACTATTCATATGAACAAGCTAAATCAGAAATCAATGCATCTATTCAATCAAGTAATAATATTTTAGAAGTACTTAATGATCCAGAAAATGATGAATTTTTATAAGTGCGAGTAGGGAGACTTGAACTCCCACGACCGCAATGGTCAACAGATTTTAAGTCTGGTGCGTCTACCGATTCCGCCATACTCGCATAAAAAGGAGAAGTTTATTTCTCCTAGAAACTTCCTTCACACGGACAATGAAATAATAACATAAAATTCAAATTAAGTCAAGAATCATAAACAAGTTCACCACGAAGTTCTGCAAGTTTGGTTTCTGCAAGACACTGTAAACAAGTCCAATATGTTTCTCCACTAACAATATAAGAATCAGTAAAGTGTTGAGCAACGTCTTCTTGAATATCTTGAAGATCTTTCAGTTGGTCTCGGTCAATTTGCATAGTTATCGTAAGTGGTTCTTCACCTACTTATCATAGCACTAGGATGGGTGGTTGGCAAGCCTATTGGACAGTTCCTGAACTGTCTCCTTAAGTGCTGAGATCTGATCTTGCTGTTCCTTTATTGCCTCGACTAAAAGACCAGTAAGGTTTCCATATTCTATTGTCTTTAATTTATTATCTTCTATCATTTCTTCAACTACAACTTCTGGAATTATTTTTTCAACTTCTTGTGCAATTAAACCAATAGAACTTTTCTGAGATTTTGCTCTTTGTGGAACTACTTCAGAATTCCAACCAAAAGAAACACCTTGCAATCTTAATACTTTTTCTAGAGAACTCTCAAGAGGCTTAATACTAATTTTTGCACTTTTATCCGATGGGCAAGGAGCACATATATTTGAACCATTATATGTAAAAAATCCATTTAAGCTTCCAAGAGGTGAGGATAAACTTATTTTAGGTGAAGCACTAATACTTTTTGGTTGTGCTTTAACTTCACCACCAACTGCAGTTTTGAAACCAATTAAAGATGTAAGTCCATTTAAAAGGTGTGCTCCTACACCTTGATGAACTCCGATTTGTTGATGAGCACCAACGAAATTTGAAATTCCCCAGTTCTGAGCAGAGAATGGTTTTGTTGGATCTAAAGATGGCCAAATATCTATTGATGATGCTGGTGGTACTGGAGCATCCCCAATTTGAACAATTCCAGATTGTAATTGATCGATGTAAGACATTTTTATACTATATCAAAAAGTAAGTTTTCTACTATTTTATTAAACAGTCCCGAAAGACTTGTTGGAATTAATGGAGAATTTCCTGATGAAATAGATGTTATATCTGAGGTAAAAATACCACCTCTAGAACGAATAACCATCTTATTCCTTGCACCAATTCCAACATTAGAACCTGTAATTTTTAAAGTATCACCAGCGTCCATTCTTATATTTGAATTTGACTTTATAATAAAATCACTTTTTTGATTTGTTGCTTCAAATGCAATTTCACTTGCCTTTACTGTAAATTTACCTTCAGTTCTAATATCAATGTCTCCGCCATTTTCAGATACAATTTTTAGACCTTGACTTTGACGACTTACGATATGATCTGCTAGATCATCAGGTTTTAATGGTTTTTGACTTTGAATTTCAAATCCACCATTTTCAAATAACTTTACAGTTGCTCCAGATGTTGAACTAATTTGTACTTGTCTTTTTCTATTGGAGTCATCCTCTCCAATATAAATCGTTCCAAATTCTGGATCATTAAATACAAATCCGTCTTTACTCATTATCTTCTCCACAAAGAACTACGTTATTGACTTTAGTGGTATCAGTTTCAACAAAAGCAAAATCTTTGACAGATGTTGGATCTGATGGTTTATTATTAAATTTAAGCACTGGTAAAAGAACTGCTCCTTGACCATTCTCACTATTTATCTGAAGTTCTGGGAATACTCTAATTGCTGTTCCTGGATTTCTAATAGTTGCGGAAATAATTCTTCCTTCATCATCAACATCCGCAACTAAATCAATATCAGTATTACAAGAAGAATCGGATATTTTATCTGAATTTGTATATCCAAATCCAGGTTCTACAACAATTACTTCATCTATTGTTCCAAATACTTCTGATCCATTTTCAGTTACTGGATTTACATCACAAGCAGTGTTTGATTCTATATCCAATTGAGATTGGGATCCTAGATAATTTAATCCTGGATCTGTAATTATAATTTTTTCAACTTCTCCTGAATTATTAATTCTAGAAACTGCTTTAACTCCACTACCTAAGTTGCAAGGATCATCAAATGAAATTAGAGGATTAGAATCATAACCAACACCACCACTCAATATATTAACTCCAATAATTTGCCCAAGTGAATTAACAACAGATTCTCCAGATGCACCAAATCCTCCACCACCAAAAATTGAAACTTTTGGAATAATGCAATTGAGATTTGTAACGCTGCAATCTCCAGTTTGATCGATGTCCCCCAAGAATGAAGATATACCAACTTTCGCATCTTCTGATAAATTTCTTATTCCTTGAGAAGCAGAGAAATTAACTACGTTTTTAAATCCTTCACCCGGTTCTGGTAAGAATCCTTTATTCAATTCATAAGCATACTGTTGAGTGCATTGATTTTCTTCACAAGATAAGAAAGTAACAGCACTTGCAGAAGCATTAATTACTTGCTCTAAAATAGATAATACTGTAGGGATAGTTCCATTTAGAGATGATGTAACTTCATCTAAAGTATCTTGAATAGAATCAGTAATTTCATTTACAGCTGATCCTAAAATAGTTCCTAAAAATGCCTCAGCAGCACATACAGGAAAACTTATAATATCTTCAAAGATATTGAAGAGAAAATCAAAAATAAACTTAGAGATTTTTTTTGCAACTTTTTCAAATACACACCATATTTGTTTAACTGCTTGATCTGCAGCAAGTTCTTTAATAGATTTAAGCTTTGCTGGAAGTAAATTATCTAAAAAATTTTTTAAAAGTTTGTAGATAAAAGATATAATTTTATCTCTCACTTTCTTGAGTAGTGAAATAATTAAATCAGCAATTGCATCTGCAATTAATTTGATTTCACTTTGAATATTATTAATTTGATTTAAAACTGGATTCACGTAAAAATTAATTGCATCTTTAACAGTATTTGCAATCCTTATAAAATTTCTAAGAAGATTTGTAATTCTAGATAAAGTTCCAGAAGAAGTCTCACATTTTAAAATTGGTTCAACAAAAACTCCGGAGACTTCACATTTTGCACCTAGAATAGTTTGTTTTTTCTTTCTTTCCTTATCAATTACTTTACCATCCTTAGAAGAAGCACCTCTATCTGCACCAGTATTTTCATTTGAAGGAGATATTGGAGTTGTTGCTGGAGGTATAATCTTTTTAGGACTAGGAGAAAATGGATTAAATTCAGAAGTTCCTTGAGATAATATCCTATTCCAAGTTAAAACAGATTCAATATCTGATCCAGAATAAAAAGCACCAACAATTACTGGTTGTTGACCATCATCCCCATCTAAAAAGAATCCAAATACAGTGCTTCCTGGTTGTACAGATCCAAGAGCAGAATAGTTTCCCTCACCAGTACCAAGACTGGGTGGAACT